AGTATCTGTATCTAGAAAAAACTCTAGCGCCAACTTCATGTTTTATGAAAATAGAGAAGGATACAACTTCAAATCTCTAGAAAAACTATTTTCAGAACAAACCAAAGCAAAATATAAGTTCAAGCAAAAGAATGTAGATACTTCTGGTGATCGTAAGGAGACAATTCTAGATGAATATAGAGATGTGATAAAATATGAAATCATGAATACTTACGATGTCATGCGCGGAACATTTCTTGGTATGTTTTCTAGTACGCTAAAAGGAATTGACTTGGTGAGACTGCGAGCTGATGATACTGTTTTTGACTATGATGAGTACTTCAAGAATTCTACTCATATAAACAACGATATATTATCAGACTATAAAGAAGGATATCCGTTTCACAACGAGAATATTGATAGAACTGGAACAAAAACATATAAAAACTATTTTGCTACAAGAAGAATGTATCCAACAACAAGAGATCATGACATTCATCCAGTAATTTCAAAGAAACAACCGAATATAAAACCCAATCTTGTTGAAAGATGGCTGCTACAAAGAATATCACAGATAAATCAGTTGAACTATTTCAAGCTAAAACTTGTTTTACCCGGTGATACCTATTTGACAGTAGGAGATATAATAGAATTCAAGATGCCTCTCATAAAGACACAAACACCGGGTGAGGATCCTAATAATCCTTATTACAGCGGCAGATACATGATTACTGCAATTAGACATAAATTAGACTATCAGACATACGAAATGGTAGTTGAAGCCACTCGCGACTGCTTGTCTACCAGATTGATTGATGCCAAGAATGATGATCCATATTTGAAAGAGTTGAAAAAACTATGATCAATAAAAATAATTTCATGGGACTAGACGGATTTGTCTGGTGGTTTGGTGTAGTTGAAAACAGACAAGATCCACTAATGTTGGGTCGTTGTCAAGTTCGTGTTTTTGGTTGGCACACAGAAAACAAGACCCAAATACCGACACTAGATTTGCCTTGGGCGCATCCAATAGTTCCTCTTGGATCTAATGCTGCAAGTATGGTCGCACCAAAAGAAGGTGAAATGGTTTTTGGTTTCTTTCTTGATGGAGATGACGCTCAGTTTCCTGTGATGCTTGGTGTTGTTCCCGGAATACCAGATGGAACTCCAAGAATAGACAAGGGATTTTCGGATCCTAGAGATGAAAATGCGTTGAAACTTGCACCAAAGTTGGCAGGCATCAAGACATATTCTGAAGATGGATCTGGTGTAACTTATTTGGATTATGATCCTCCAAGATTTCCAAATGCAGCCAATCAACCAACTGTAAGCCCACTTGCTAGAAATGAAAATATAGAAAATACTATAATTTCTGAAAGAAAACAGACAACAGTAAAAAATGTCTTGACCGCTTCTGAGGCTAACTGGAGTGAGCCAACAACAAAATATGATGCAAAATATCCGTATAATCACGTTTATGAAACCGAATCTGGACATGTGATGGAGTTTGATGATACGCCAGGTTCTGAACGTATTCACCTTGCACATAGATCGGGCACATTTGATGAAATGTTTCCCGATGGAAGTCGCGTTTCAAAGGTTGTTAGAAGCAAATATGAAATCGTGATGTCTGATGACAATGTTTACATCATGGGTGATTGCAATATTACTGTAAATGGTAAAGCCGCAGTATTTGTTCGAGGAAACGCCGATCTAAAAGTTGGCGGAAACATGAAAACTTCTGTACAAGGCACATATGAAGTTGTTTCTACAGGAAACATGAAATTTGTTGCACCAAGAATAGATTTGAATCCTTCAGGAGAGTCTCCTGTTTATAGAGAACAACCTTATAGTCCTCAAGATGCTGTTGTTCAGAAGAGGCAAGTCATTGGTGGCACTGGTTCATTTGAGTTTGCTGGTGTTACGATGAACGTGAGTCCAAATTATGTTGGCTCTGTTCCGGGATTTTATGACAATGGTAAGCCGGATGTGCCTCCTGGTCCTCCACCACAGCCAGCGGCAAATGTTCCAGATTCTCCTCCTGTAACATGCGGTGATTTTTCTGAGCCGCTAACTGAAGCTGATTACACCAAAAACTTGTCTCCAAGTTTCAAATTACGCGATATAACAATAGTTCCGAATGCAAGATATAGAATAAACGCTCAAAAAGGATGGAAAGAGTCTGAAATCGCATGTAATCTACAAGCACTTGCTGAAAATGTTTTTGAACCTTTGAAAAAACAATTTGGAACATTTAGAATCAATAGTGGATTTAGATTGGGTGAAGATCAAGGACAACATGGAACAGGAGAAGCTGCAGACTTATCATTCAAAGGTGGTCAAGATAGAAAATTCTTGCTTGAAGTTGTGTTGTGGATAAAAAATAATTTGAAGTATGATCAATTGATTTATGAGGTTCCAGAAATAGGTTCAGGAAATGACTACTTTAAGTCAGCGTGGTTACATGTTAGTTATAAACGTAAGGGTAAAAACAGAACTCTTGATTCAGAAGCCAAAAATCTAACGTTTAGGGGTCATGGTGAAACATATTACAAGCAAGCAGAAATACCTTGGGAAGCTATAACCTTTATCACAGATCCGAGAGATAATTCAATACGACCAGACTTCTCGAAATTTGCACAGAAACCCACTGTGTCACTTGCAGCAGCACAACAACGCCGTTTGGCCTCAAATCGAGGACCATCAGGCTAAAAGAATTTGGAGTAAAATAAATGGCAGAAAACGATTTTGGCTTTAGCGCAGTAGACGAAGAAGAGTATCTGAAGTCATTGACTATACCACCAACTCCTGTTGCACCTGCTGGAACAGAAGATGTAAAAAAGCTAGAAGAAAAGCTTGATAGTTTATTGTCAAAAGTTGATGTTGATGAACACAAGCGTCTAATCGAACTTGAAATAAGAGATCGTCTAAAAAAAGTAGAAGATATGATACTTCCTTTATTGCAAAATCTAGCCAAGAATCCAGAAAAGGTCTATATCAAGTGGCCTAATCGCAAAGAGATAATAGAAAAACAAATAGAAAAGTTTTTGGAGTTGACGAGAGAATAATGCCCGCAGTAACACGATTGACAGATTCTTGCACAGGACATGGCTGCTGGCCACCTAGAGTAAATGACGTAGCAAGTTCTGATGTATTTGCTGAAGGTCTTGGTATACATAGACAAAGTGATCATTGGATATTGCATTGTTGTCCGAATCAAGGCTGTCATGATAGTATTTTATCATCAGGATCTATATCTGTTTATATCAATGGATTGCAATGTGGTAGAATAGGTGATCCAATTGAATGCGGATCAGTTGTCATGACTGGTGCTTCTACAGTTTTTGCTGGTGGTTGATTCATAAAAGAGGAAAAAAATGTCAGTATTACCAACTTCTACTTCTCCAATTACAATACCCGATGCTGATGCATATCAGTTGGGTGAATACACTGGTGCTATTGGATCACCAGCACAAAAAAGCATATATGAAACTTTCTTGAACGAAGGTCGAAGTGCAATATTTCGCAATCCAGTTGGTGACGCAATATCAGGATTTGGTAGTAATCTAACAGGATTGTATGATGCTGTGAACAATAGCAATTGCTTGTCAGCCGGAGATAAGACAGACATCATTACTGCACTAGGAACACCGGGTGGTAGCACGGGTTTGATTGAGCAGCTTGAACTTTTTAGCATACATACGCAAATATTGTCTGGTGTAATACCTCAAGGAACCAACGCAACTCCAGGACTTGATAGAATACTTTCTGTCGGCAGAACTCTTGGTGGTCTTGCATACTCTATTGATTCAGCATCAAATTGTTTTAGTCTTTTGAACAACATGACGGGATTATTTTCAAACGATCTTCTAAACGGCTATGGTAGTGAAATTGCTGGTATGATTAGCTCAATAAATTCATGTCTTGCAACAGCAGCAGACATCATTTCAAGAATAAATGAAATGGTCACAACTTTACAAAATATCATCAATGCTGACAACAACTTTTTCAATAACGCTTTAGAGCAGCTTCGTCAAGCGGCTTTAGCGTCTTTACTTGAAAGCATTTATTCAAATCCATGCGGTAAATTTTTGCTTGAAAGTAAAATAGGACAATCAAAACTCATGGGATATCTTAGATAAATAAAATATGGCAGTAATACAAAGAACATTTAGAGATTTAGATTTAAATTTTACCAGAAATCCATCAACCAACGATGTTTCTACTCGTAATGGTGATCAAGCAATAATTCGCTCGGTTAGAAATCTGGTATTTTTGGCAAACTACGAAAAACCGTTTCATCCAGAAATAGGTTCTTCGGTTCGTCAAATGCTATTTGAGAATTTTGGACCATTAGCTGCGCAAAATATAAAGCGTGCCATAGAGGACGTAATAAACAACTTTGAACCAAGAGTAAAACTAAAAAATGTTTATGTGCAGGCAAAAGAAGATCAAAATCAATTTGAAGCATCAATAGAATTCTATATTGTCAACAATGCAAATCCAACGGTAATAACCATGTTTCTGGAAAGAGTAAGATAATATGGCAACCTCAAATACGGTCCTAAGAATAGCTGAACTGGACTTTGACACCATAAAGACAAATCTAAAGGAATATCTAAGAAGTCAAAGTCAATTTACTGAATATGATTTTGAAGGATCTGGTCTAAACATTCTATTGGATGCTCTGGCTTATAATACACACTATATGGCCTACTATCTAAACATGGTTGGCAATGAAATGTTTTTGGATACAGCGTTATTGCGCGATTCCGTTGTGTCTCACGCTAAAATGCTAGGGTATACTCCAGTTTCTTCTATCGCACCGCGAGCAACTGTTAACCTACAAATAACAAGACCAGGTGGAGACACAACTCCTTCACTCACATTACCTAAATTTACAAGATTACAGTCAACGCCATTGAATGGTGTTTCGTATACATTTGTAAATACCGAAGCCAAAACTGTGGATT